GCTAAATCAAATTTAATAAGTATTCTAGAGACGTTTATTGCATCACCAGCATCACTAACTGTTTTTTGTATTTCTAATACTTCGTCTAACCCAGCATTTAAACTACCACTTTTTTGGTAAATAGTTGTATCTTTTTCTGCAAATGTAAAATAATGCATTATTACTCCCTAACTCCTAAATTATCACCCAATACTTTTCCTTTAATATCTGAGTTAGGAAACTTAACTTCAAATATACTAGGATCTAATGCTGGGTACAAAATACCACCACGTAATGATGTGTTTATGTCAAAGAAATTACCAGAATATCCTTGAGCTAATTGATACTTGTTTTCAATTACAATAGGTAAATTTTTTGAATTATTTTCTGTTGGATTTACAACAGTTGCAACACCATCAACTAAAGATAACTCATAAACCAAATCTGCAAGAACAATTGGTTGTCCTATTTGCCATCTATCTATATCAAAGAAATCTTGTACTGCACTTACACATCTTAATAAAACTTCTTGTTTATTAAAACCTATTTTTGTTAATATTGCAAAACTAACAGCTATGTTAATTATGTAAGCATCTTTAATATTTATAGCATCTGTAACCAATCTATATTGTGATAGATAAGTTTTTAAATTTTGTTTTGTTGTTTGAGTTAATCTTGTTAATTTTTTATTAGAATCAAATCCAAGAGTATACATATTCATTGCTAATGGATTTGGAATATTATTAACTTGTAAATCCTTTAAACTTTTACCTAAATCTGAATCTGTAATCTCACGTTCTAACATTTCTGCCATACCAACTTTACTTAATTGTTCATCTTGAGACATATGAATTTTAGCAACCGTTCCATATTTAGCTGGTAATGAATACGCTCTTACAATATAATCATCTTTAGTAACTGCCCTTTGTTGTGACTGAAAATAGCCTAATGCATTTTCTCTAGTTTCTCTAACAGTTTCACCAGAAGAACCACCTGTTGCTGGTTTTGGATTTGTAAAGGATACTGAATCTTTTGAGTCTTGTACTAGTGTAGATGAAAGACCATTTTCATTAATTGTAAAACTTATAGGTCCCAATTGACTTACATCACCGACACTTACATTATCATCAATACCACCACCATATGAATATTCTATAGTTAATGTTGTGTTTGCTGGTGCCATACCGAATGTACTTGTCTTTAAAAAGTTAGAAGGATCAAAAGCAGTTGTTAAATATGATGGACTACCTGGTAAATTAGAACCAACATTTGTTGGATTTGGAATTATTTCTTCATCAGGATTATCAGATATACCAGCACCAAATCTTAAAACGGTTTCGTCATTCTCATTTATGTAAGTTGTAAATCTTCTTGATACTCTTTTTAATTTTAAAATGTAAGCTGCTTTCTCTCTATCTCCAATTGCAGATGGATCGTTAGCTGAATTATTTTCCATATCTTCAAATATAGTATCTCTAGCTAAGGAATCAACTTCATACCATTTATTTCCATCACTATCTGTACAAGATATAATTTCAATTACATCTGAGTTTGCTAGTTTTAATTGTGGATATTTCTCTGCAGTACCAAAATCAAAAAACTCTGTAGATATTTCTCCACTTCTTGCTTTTATTTTTTTCTTTAATAAAAATTTTGTAGGTTCACCACTATCAGTTTCAAAGATTGTAGCATCTCTAGAATCATAAGAACTAGAAAATTTAAAATTAACATCTTCTAAAGTTCTAAATGTTGTTCCGTTAGAACCAGCATTAATTTGAGTTCCCCCATTTATTGTTAGAGCATATCTATAATCAGGTCTACCATTTAAAGCTGGAACTGTTTGAAATACATCAAGAACAACATCTGCTGGTGAAGTTGTTTTTGGTTTGTATCCAAAAGATTGTGCAATATTATAAACATTTCTTTTTTCTTCAGCATAAGCTAAAAGAGTTTCTCTAAATTGTGAATCAATATAATAAGAAAGAACATCACCAACATAAGAAGCCATTTCAATAAACATCATACCAGGTGACGCTTCATTAAAATCGTTATATGTATTTGGAAAGTATTGTTTAGCAAACTCTATAAGATTTGTTTTAAAGTCACTAAAGTCTTTATTTAAATAGTTTATAGATTTTACTGTATCTTTTTTTATACTTGTACGTGCCATTAATATCCTCCAGGCTTACCTTCAGAACTACCGTCTCCACCAACTTCTGTTCCATCAGTAGCATTTAATGTCAATGATTGATTTACCAATGGATCTAAAGTGGTTGAATATTTTATTCCAACAAATATTTTTTCTGGTTGGTTTTCTTCAGTTAAAGTTTGAATATTAATTACATTAATATACGGCAAAAACTGATTTATTGCTTCCACAATAACATCCTCAATTTTTGTTGGTAGATTTTCATCATGCTGTTCAAAACAAACTTCTCTTAATCTACAACCAAAGTTAGGATTACCTACTCTTTCACCAGGATAAGTTAACAATAAATTTTTAAGATTGTGTCTAGATTGTTGTAAAGAATTTTTAGTCATAGCAAAACTATTGTTAGTATCTGCCCGTAATGGAAAAGATAAACCAACGTATGTTCTAGGATCTAAATCTATTTCTCTAGCACTTCTTGGCATTATCCCAATCCTCCTTGTTTCTTCTTATCAATTGCTTTCATTAACTTACTGTAATCTTTTGTTAATGCATTTGTTACATGTTCTGGAACATCATTAACAGATTTACCAGCTTTCTTTAATGTATCTACTGCAACCATATCTCGTCTAACTTCTTCTGTTTGACCATACCCCACTAATTCACTCATTCTTGAACTATCAAATGTTCCACCACCCATTGTTGGATACTCACTAGTTTGATTTTTACTAAGACCAACCGTTTCATTCAGAACATCATTTAAAGATTTATTATTTGTATACTTTACTTGTTCCTTTGGTTCTGAAACTTTCTGTTGTATAACGTCAGCTAATTGTGGTTCTAAAGTTTTTTGTTCTCTTATAAATATCTCATTTATTTCTTTTTTTATTTCTCTACGAACAACTTCTTGAATTATTTTTATCAACTGTTTTTTAGTCATGATAACTCCTATATCGTTTTTACTTTTTTACTTTTAAATTTTCTTGATTCTGTTGCTAACTTACTTTGTAGTTTTATTATTTGACCTGCAAAAACTGGTATAGCTGGTGTTCCACCGGTAGCTGTAACTCCACCAGGTGTTATAGCTGACATTGCTTGATTAAAAGCTGAATTTATATCAGTTAACATATCATTTAAAAAATCTACCAAATCATCTCCTTTAATAACAGATTGTTCAGCATCTCTACTACCCAATTTAGTTTCATTTTCATTCACACTTAGATTAGGTGCATTAATTTTTACTTCTTGTCTTCCTTTAATAAATATACCATCGGATTGAATTAACACTTTTTTTCCTTCAATTGTTTCTCCATCAAATGTGTCTCTCATACCACGTGAAGTTAAATAGATTGATGCATCATCATTATCAATATTTTCTTTTCTAAAATTTCCATCCGATTCATCAACGTGTGTCGATATTTTTATTTTTGGTGTATTGTCGTGTCCATCAAAATGTAATGTTTGACCAAACCTACCATCAAAAGTAATACATCCCTCACCAATCTCAATTGGTTTTACTTTTTTTCTTTCAAAAGTTTTTCCATACTTTGTGTTTTCTACATAAGTACCTGATGCACCAGGTATTGAATTTTCATTAGTAGAACCTTTTCTGTTTATAATTGCAGAATAATAATGTTGACCATTAAATTCAGTAACCACAACGTGTTCACCAATAACAGGTATTGTTGTCATATTTCCAAATAAAGGTTTTACATCTCCTAAAAAATTACCACTATTTAAAAAGGTACCTGAAATTGAACCACGATTATTTACTTCGTTTAAAGTAACACTCTGTACTTCCATAGCTTCTGTTTCATGATAATCATATTGAGAAGCTGTAATTAGTCTTTTTATGTAAGAACTAATTTCTGATGGTGTTGCTAAACGACTTAAAGGTATAGAGGTTGTTTGGTCTATATTCCTTTTTTCTCTATATGCCATTAATTTATCCTATCAGCATTTTCTATTTTATTATGTATTTTATCCGATTCTGTTTGTATATCTTTTATTGTATCTTCTATACCAGATAGTAATTGAGTCTTTTCTTCCTCTGACAATCCAAATTCATCTTCAGCACCAGCTTTACCCTCTGCAGAAATAAGTCTTTGAACAATTCCAGCCATTTTTACAAGTTGGTCGTCATTTCTAACATTTATCTCAAGATACTCTTTTATCATAGGAACTATCTGAACTGCAGTATCTCCATCCTTTATAAACTGAACCAACTCTTTTGTAAGAATGTCCAATTGTTTTCTATTATATTCTGTGTTTTTGTAAATATCTTCGAAAAGTGATGATAAAGATTTACCTTCAAATATTTCGTAATCTATACTCATGATTAAACCTATATGTTTTTATATACTAATAAATATAGGGATATGAAAAAAAGACAATATATAAATATATACTTAAAATTATTATTTAACGAAGTTATAATTATATACGAGGGTTTTTATTAACCCTTTTTTTCTAACTAACGGGAGATAACCATGCAGGAAATAATAACAATGGTAAAGGGATATATAGATGACATAGTTCATCTGTTAGTTTCCTTTGTAGCCGTAGGTGCCGTTTCTGAAGTAATATTCGGAACTGGTATTTTTGGTGTCAATGTTATTGGTAACCTCACATCCATCATTAATAAGTTCGGCGAGTCGGGTTTCGCTGGGCTTGTCGCCTTATTGGTGTTGGTGGGTTTATTTCGTAAGTAGGTACGAAATAGTTTGATAGTCCTACACTATCAGGCACTTAAAAAGGGGAACTTTCGTTCCCCTTTTTTTATTTGGTGGAGCTGACTGGATTCGAACCAGCGACCTTCGCAGTGCAAGTGCGATGCTCTCCCAACTGAGCTACAGCCCCATACTTTAAAATATAGAACCTGTATTTGCTGTATCTATTTTACCATCTGCTTGAAATTCTTCTAACATATTAAAGTAATAATTTTTCATTTGATTTATTACTCTTGTAATATGTTGAGTATTAGAACCAGTCATTTCACGAATCATAATATATAGAGCTTTCTTATTAAAATTTTCTATATTTCTTCTTCTACGAAATAATTCTAAAACAGAATCTGCAACTAAAATATCTTTTTGTCTACGAAAGATATTTGTAATATTATTGTCCCAATATTCTAACATCTGTTCAACAAACTCAATATTAAAATCAGCTACATCAGAATTAGCTGATTCTTTTGTTACATTTCTATTATAATCCAAAACACTTATTTGGTCGTGAATCTTCATCTTTTTATAATTGTTATTATTATGAAGTATCAACCAATTCTTACCAACAATAGAAAAGTATGAGAACGCTCTACCTTTATCTGGTTTGTATTTTGGCATTTGCATAACTAAGAACGCTACAACCTCATGTTTTACCTCTTCGATTGGATAATCAAAATAGTAAAATTTAAAAGTATGAATTAGATTTTCAGCTAACTTATTAAAAGCAAATGCTATATGTTCCTTGTAAATTCTGTTCTTTATTACAGGACTACTATTTTCATTATACCTTATAATTGCATTTTGTACAGGTGTACCAAAATAGATTCTACTTTTCTTTTTACGTTTTCTTTTTAATTTAGGTTTAGTCGATTTATTTGTCATCAACATCTTCCCCCCTCATATCATTTAGTTGGTTTACGGTTTGTTGTATTTGTTTAAATATTGTACCAGTCTCATCATCAGATTCAAAACTTCCCATCGAATCAATAACTTTTAGTTCGTCATTAACAGATATAATCACATCATTAAAATCTTCTATCCAAGTTTCTAACATTTCTGTTTTTCTCATAAGATTCCATACTATATATGATTCTACTATTAACAAGACACCTAATATTATTTCAACAATCATGACTCTTCTCCGAATAGTTCGTTAAACAAGTCTTTAGATTTTTGTGAAAGTTGTTCTGTGACTTCTTCTGTAGAAACAGCTGACTTTATTTTTTCAACACTTTGTTTAGTCTTCTGTTCCTCTTCACGTTCAAGTTTCATATTTAATTCATATTCAATTCTAGTTGTTGCCATATCAGCTTGGTGAATAATTAATGGCATGTTTGATTTTAATTTTTTTTCAGGTGCATATGATTTTAAATACTGAATGTTACCATCGTCATACATACCATCAGCTAGTTTTATTCCTAACACTTCATTTATTGTCATCTTGATTCCAAACTGATTTAGTATCCAAAGACCTCTATCAGGTGGTGTTAAAAATGGAATATCAGGATTGTTTACGTATAACTTACCTTGATTCTTTACATGCCAATCAGATTCGTTTGGGATATAATGGTCACTATCCATGTCACCAACTTTACCTAAGTCATGATGCATAGCTGCAAAGACAAGTTCTTCCATAGTGTAATCATCCACGTAAGCTCCGTTGTCTTTCCATATCTTATAGAACTCTTTACTATAATGTACGATGTTCAATATATGTTGTACATAACCACCTGGTGTACATAAATGAAAATGTAATTGACCAGAAGCAGGAGCTACACACATCCTATCTTCAAAGTGACTATACATCTCTAATAACTTTTCTTTACGTTCACCCTCAAACGTATCTTCTATAAGTTGAATTAGTTTATTCCAATTTTCTTGGATTTGTTCTGGTGTAAATTCTATCATATATACTCCTTAAAAGAAAGAATGTTCTTTTACTTTGATTTCGTTTTTTAAATTACTCATTTTCTGAAAAAGTTGTTTATACTTTTCAAAAACATTTTTTGGTTTGTCACTTTTTACCATCTCGTCTAGAGCCTTTAAAAGTTTAAACATATCTCTAGAAACTACTTGTTCTAAAACATGGTCATGGCTATGTACATAGTATTCTGCTTTATCAATAGCCTCCTTAAATATCATTAAGTTGTGTAATCTTATTGCAGTAGTACAAGTACTTTTCCATTCTATAGTGTCTTCCCAAATAAGAGATTCTTTCAAGTATTCTTTATCAAACTCTGTAGAAACTGGTAGATAAGAAAATGGTTGTTCTTTAAAAGAATCATCATGTTTAGGAACATTTATAGATTGAAAGGAAGCTTTCTTAAAATTATAATCTAGATAGTAACCACCAAAAACAACTGCCCTATCTGGTGATGAACTATCTGTAGTTACAATTACCTTAGAATCTACTTCGTTTAAAGATTTTTGTAATTGATTTAACATTAAGAAATCAGATACTTTGGATATACCTAAAATATGAAACCATTTATTATTTTCATTTAGATGTTCTTTACCATTTAATAAAGATAAAACACCTGACATGAAAGCATATACACTTCTTCCACCACCACCAACAGCCCATCCTTGAAATGGAAATTGTTTTACTTCATTATACCAACTTATATATTCCAATTCATTAGTACCTTGAACTACATTTAAGAAGTCTGTATTACCACTTTGGTTATCTGCAAAGTATTTAAAATTATCTTTACTAATCTTTAAACACTCTTCGTATTTACCCTCATACTTCATCTTTGGTGGTATATCTAAATTCATTGCAATATCTGAATTATTTTCTAACCAAACAAAAACTTTTTCTACAAGAGACTTATCCCATTTCAAAGCACCCGATGCAATTTGAAATCCACCAGAGTCACCCATAATTAAATTGTCTTTCGTAAATCCAAATTCATCATAGAAGTTAGGATGGTTCTTAAAAAAGTGACCTGCAGATATTAAGAACTCGGTATGTCTATATCTTTCAGGAAAGTCTTTTGAATAAAATCTAGA